AGCAATCACAATCTCTTTTAGCAAACAACTGGTGCCTGGACCCCAAGGATGGCATGCCACACAGGAAACCGAAGGTTCCCGTCTGTGGAGGAGCTCAGCCTCGGAATGGCCCAGATGACCCTGCTGGGAACCCCCGTGAGCAGTGGCACCTTTGATTCAGTAGAGACCCTGGCAGATCGGATGGGGGAGCTAAAGATAAATGACAAATCGAAAGTGGCTGGGCTTACCTCAGTGTGGGTAGCGAGTCGATACAACCCATTCCAAGGAGGGGCTCTTTTCAAATCCCATTTGAGGTGCAATTCCTTGAAGAAAATAATATACCGCACTGACAGGAATAAGTGTGTGAAGACGGCCAAGGTTTATCTGGACAGGGGGGGCCCCCCTCAGGCAGAAGACTGGGAGAAGCTTTTCGAGTGTGCCATTGGTCTCCTGGCCAAGCAGGATTGGGGGGATTCCCAATTCCGTGAAGAGACTGCTCTGAGGCTCGTGGTTGCAGCGGGTGGTGGAGTCAAAAGAGACGCATGCAGTGCCGGGACTGGAGGGACTGAGGAAGGTGACAGTGACACTGAAGAAGAGCCGTTGGAAAAAGTGATGGAGAGAGCGACGAAGAGGATAATAGAGGAGACAGCGCGACTATCCAAGCGGAGGAGGCCGGAAGCCCTGGAGGCGGCTCTCGAATTAAGAGACTCATTCAAAATTTTGAGTGCACAGGGAGGGCCCTTCTCGAAACTGAGCAAGGACGAGAAGACCCGATGGGTGACCGCCTTCTCCAAGTGCTTACAACCAATTTTAGATTTGAATGAGGGAAGGCTTCTGTACGACTACGTGAAGCAAGTCGGGTCAAAATGAAAAAGTTGTACTTCTCCAAGCTTTTGTTTTAGAAAAAGAGATTGTGATGCT